CTGCGACTCTGAATGCGTGTAAAACAAAGGCCTTCCAGCAACATTGTCAGCACTCATGCGCTTATCGGCCATCGCCTGTTGGCTGATTAATGACATCGAGGTCGTACCAGTGCCAGTTAGTTGCAGCCTAATGGTCTCTATCCAATCAGAGGGTCGAGTGCCGTATTGACCATCAAAGCTAGTTGTAGCCCTGTTCTCCATCTGCCAGTGCCTGACATCACGATTGATCTGAGCCTCTGCCAACGCAATAAACGTCGGAATGATCGCCGTTAAATCCGAGCGATTGAGGTAGTCAGCAATGCTTGTTTTAAGCTCGCTGTAAGTCGTTATAGCCATGTGTTTACCTTAGATTGGGCTTAGAAATTCACTGCCCTGTCGGACAATTTGACGGAGTAGACCTGGTTCCATGTAGTTACCCTGTGTACCGCCCTCAATACCTGGTATATCGTAAAGATCAGGGATGCGCTTATCGCTCCCCGATAGGTTTAATATTGCGTTGATTTGATCGGAGGTTAAGAAGTTCACCCCATCAGCGACTGCCCGGTTAACGCCTGACATAGACTCTAGTGCTGTATCACCCATTGAATCGAATAAGCCTTTACTGGGTGAGGCATCAGCATCCTCTGAACCCAAGGCACCCAATAAACCAACACCGGCTGCACTGGCTAATAGATTAGATGAACCTTTCTTTGCAGGGTCAAACGCTGCATCTACTGATCGGTATTGGCTAGGATCAAAGGCCACCATCGTTGAATGACCACCCGGTTCAGGTAGCTTTAACCCGTCATACCCTTGGCCAATCAGCTCATCAATACCAAACTTGTCGTACTCATTCCATCCTGCGGGGTTATTAATCCGCTGGTACATCTCTTTTACAACGCCGTTACCTTGAGCGCCTACATCACCAGCCTCTATTGCAGCCTTATCTGTTGTAGACCAGAACTGTGATCCGATAGCGCGATCAGGATCAAACGCATCAAAATCCGATGCCGTTCCATGATAAACAGGTGTACTGGTATCAAATCCTTGATCCTTTGCCCTAGCCATTCGCGAAGAGTAATCCATAGCAAGGTCAGCGCCTGCGGTTAATAGTCCAGCATCAGCATCCTCTGAACCCAAAGCACCTAATAGACCAATACCAGTAGCACTGGCCAATAGGTTGGATGAGCCTTTCTTGGCCGGGTCAAATGCGGCGTTTACTGAGCGGATGTTAGACGGATCAAATATTGACACCTCCTCACCCACTTCTTTACCCGCAAACCCTTTACCTTTAAGTATTTCGTTTGTGCTTGATTTCCACTCTTGCACACTAAAAGGCTGTCCATTTTCTAATAGCGCATTGCGAGAGGCTGTAGAGGCCGCATCAATATCAGCCGCTTTAGCTAATGGCCCTCGAGCAAATAAAGGCAATACGTTTGCAGACCCAGAAGATTGATCAACATAGCGCTCCCCATACTGAGGGTTCGGAGACGTATAAACACCGGCTCCTAACTTGCCTTTTGACGAAGGTATGAACTCTTCAATATTATCGGCTTCAGTGTGGTGATACAAAACTCGGCCAGTATCAAAGCCTTGATCATTAGCGTTCGCCATTCGCGAAGAGTAATCCGCAGCAAGGTCCGACACAGCGTCAATAATTCCTTTAATTCTGCTGCTCATACAATACCCTTTAAATTAACTCTCAGCGGCTTACCCCAGGATGAATTAGGCGGCTCATAGACCACCGCCATCATGCCAAAGGCGTCCGCTGCGTGTGATGACCAATCATGGTTCGGTCCCAAGCCTACACCCCGGTTCTCATCACGCTTCTCGTGATACCAGCAGAGTGCCTCAATACCCGACTCACAGGCCGGTTCGTTAAAGTACACTGAAGGTAAAATTCTTCTAGCGGCTTCTACCCGGTGGCCAGCAGCACCCTTCCCTTGATTGGGGACGATAATCACATTAAAACCAGCATCTCTTAACGCTGACTCGTAGCTGACCGAGTAGACCTTGTCGTGCGTTCCACCATCATGGGGAAGCACCACCGTCTTAATATCCTGTACCTGCTCTCTTAACCAGGCAACGTGAGTGGCCAATGGCTGCCCTTGCGCTTCGTAATATCCTAATACCCTGATCTCTGACTTGTAGAACTGAACCGTCCATATGCTCGTTGCATCAGACTTAGCACCTGTCCCACCAATGTCAAAGTACGCTCTAGTCTCCATTAAGGGATCGTGGTGGACATTACCCACTCGACCCTCTCGTCTGCCATCTTCAACTAAGTGTGAGTAGTACGCACCCTCATGGGCCTGTAGGAAGTTTCCCTCCCAAACATGGTCATAGATGTCAGGGCGTAGCTTCTTGTCTGCTACCCGCTCATTCTCTAGAACTGCTGGGAACCACGGGTTATCACGCCAGTTAAGCTCTACAATCTTTGAGCCTTCAGGCGGGGTATCCCTAAATCGTTTGTTCGTACTGGATCGTGCAGCCTCCGGGTTCCAGGTCACCCATATCTCAGAGTTGTCCTCTCGTACCGTAGGAATTAACTTACGCCAAGCCTCTTCTGATACCGGTTCTGCCTCATCTACCCAGGCTATAATGATTCTGGCCTTAGACTTGATCGAATCGAGGTTACGCCTTAACCCAGCGAACACATAACTAATATGCCCGTCCTTAGAGCGGATGAACTTCTCACCCACCTCATAGTAATCAGCTAACCAATCAACGCCTCGTATGGCGCTCTTGATCTCCTCAAGCGAGGACTCATCCAGAGAGTTTAAATGCTCTCTAGCGCAAAGTATCTGACCTGACTGGCCTGACATACCCCACTGGTAGCCTTTAACAGCTGTCATAAGGGCAAATGTTCTTGTCTTACCTGAACCTCGCCCTCCAAAGGCGCCTCTATACCTGGCATCACCAGAGAATACAGGGACCAGCTTCTCAGGCAGATTAATGTCTGCTGTCTGCATCGTCTTCAAGTTCAGGCGTGACAGGCACTAACTGAATAATAGTCGGCTTCATTGAGCCATCGCTAGAGGTGTGATCAAGGGATAACTTGCCGCCCTCTTTACGATCAATCATCTTGTGCGCGGTGTTAACGTCCTTTGCCACTAACGCATTAACCAACACCATACGGGCCAACATAAAAGGGTTAGACTTCCATACCGCTTTTTGCTCTCGATACTCTTCGTTTTTTTCCTGATACCGATAGAGTGCCGGTTGGCTACAGCCCGCGTACATACAGGCTTCAATGTCTGTACAGCCCATCGTAAAGGCGTGTTGTAATTTCGACAGCACATCATCTGTCATTACGGTAGGTCTAGCCATAGGGTCACCTCGCTCTGGGATACTTAAACAGGCCCAGAAACAGAAATAAAAAAAGCCGCAAATGCGACCAAAAAAGGGAGGATATTGTTTTGTGAGTTAAGCGTTAAGAGTCAAAAACCCTATCATGGGGATATATAACCACACTTTGGCTGGTTACGCAACATAATGTGGTTACTTTTATTTGATTGTTTTTTTCTTCTTTTTTTTATCGCCTTTGCCCCCAAATATCTTCTCCCAATTGCGCTCGAAGGCTTGACGGTCACCGGGCCTTTGTTCGCTGCCCTTACTCACCCTGCAAACCCCGTCTTATAACAATATGCAGGGCATCATCCCTAACCTGATAGTCGGATACTAACGACTGAAACCGTGGCATCCATACTTTTTGCGCCCGCCATCGTCCCACCCCTAGCACCTTGGCAAGCCCTCTAACCGAGAGTTCTGAATTTCCACTGCCATGACAGCGATCACACACGCTGATTATTGATCTGATGTTAAGCTCTCCAGTGCCGCCACACTGCATACAGCGGCCAGCCAAGATGGAATAGTCCAGCGCAGCTAGGGCAAGACGATCAACGACGTTGTCGGGCTCACGGACCTCTGTCCGATAGTCCATTGCCGCAGCCTCTGCCCTGGCTAAATCATTAAGCTCATTTTGTGCGTTAGTGTCTAGACAGAATTTTGCCAAAGCGTACAAATAGGTGTGACGATCAACATGGACTAAACAGGCCGCCACATCACCCGCACTGATCCTATTCTTAGACGTCCCACGGATCATATCAGGCCGTAACTCCGGTGAACCAGGGGTTAACATCGCCAGAAGCTCACTCATCGCTTGCCACCGATTCTAATACTTGATGTAGGAACCGTTGTATTGTCCTGACATCGGCAACCGTAAAGTCAGCGTTTAAGGTCAGCGTTCCGGATGAGGTAATACACGCCATATTATCTTTTTTAACCGTCTTCTTATGCTCGCTCATGCTCCAATCCTCTTTTTGTGGAACTTAATCTGCTCCTTAAAATCAGCCTTAATGTCCGCAACCTCTGCCCGGGTATACTTCTTAGTCGTGCGAGATAACGCCTCCATCTCATCAAGACCATCCTCACCATAAAGACCGACCATGTACCGGCGGTAAATCAGTACCCCGCTGGTGGTGTGATGCAGCCACTTGTTGCACCCAGCACAGGCACTATGCACATTCTCAACTAACAGCTTTGTTGATTTGCGACCACGCTGAAAAAAGTGTGCGCCCTGCATTCCATCATTCCATTTCTTGGCAACGCCACAGGTAATACAGGTGCAGTAGCCATTATCATCAGCCGCTTTTAAACGCACCAATTCCTGCAATGCAACCGCTGCCTTTTCGACCTCTTGAGCAATAGTTGGCGTTTTCCTCTTAGCCATCAGTCGCCACAAAAACAGGCTATTGATTCATCATCAAAATCAAATAGCTGCCCCTGATCCGTTGCGATTATTTTCATATCTGCGTAGCTAGGCTGATCGAATCTAAATCTTGAATTAATTAGCTTTTCTTGTTCTGCCCACCAATTAGCTGTATGAGGAAAATGCTCTACTATTGATCTTTTTATTTTGTACCCTTTTAAAAAACATAGATCGCAATTACTAAGAGTATTTACCCCAGCATCAGGCATTGCTAAATCAAATTCTTGAGATTGCCAAAAATTATTAATATTTTTTTCGCTTACCCCAGCCACAGCCATCGGCAAATAATGATCTTCTTTGCTTTTCATTTTGGCTACTCTTCTAGGCTCATCGGCTCTAATACCAATTAATCGTAGATAGTTTTCAGTTTTTAAATAGCGGCTTATCGTTAGCACTTTTAATTCGCTCGTGCAAAATCTAGCCATCATGTTTGGTAGGTAATGTTTATCCTTAATTAATTGAGCGAACGGCTCTCCTTTTCTGCTTGCCGTTTCGTAATCAACTACTTGAAAAGATTTTTTTCCGTCGTACTCAAGCCACACAATATCAATACCCCAATTAACAGCGCAATCATTCACAAAATCTAAAGTTTGTGGCATCTCCTTGCCAGTGTTGCAAAAGATCACTGTTACAAAATCAGGCAAAACGAAATCATGCGCCTCCATAACTTTATAAAGCATATATGCGCTAGATCGCCCACCACTAAAAGCAATTACCGCGCTTTCATTTATAAAATATGGATTAGCCATTAGCGGCACGTCCCTCCAGGCGTTTGCCTCTTGCTTTCAATAGATGGAAAATCAATATTTAAACTAAAACGAGTTACTAAAAAATGCTGTAGTTGCTCCGTCACCTTCATCAATTCGGTAGTTTTTAAATCGGCTGTGCTGTGCGTATCGGGATACATAGCAACCTGAACTGGCCGCCAAATGTGTTCTTTGATTGAATCTTTCGTCCATTGCACTGTGATGGTT